GAAGACATCACTGAGACTCAAGCATTGTCTTCACTTCGTCAGTTCTACACTGGTGACGCAGGTTACGCTCTAGCTAAGCAAGTAGACACTAGCTTGTTTGAACTAGGTACAGCTTTCGGTGACAACGGTGGTGATTACGTTGGTACTGGTACTTACAACTTCTCTGGTGCTTCAGGTGTTGAGGCTTACGCTGTAGACTCTGTAGCCGCGGCTGACGTATTCAACGATGTAGGTTTCCGTGAGTTAATTCAAAAAATGGATGATGCTGACGTACCTATGGACAATCGTTGTCTAGTAGTACCACCATCAGTACGTAACGCTATCATGGGTATCGACCGTTACTCTTCTAGCGACTTCGTAGATGGTAAAGTTGTAAACAATGGTCAAATCGGTAACTTGTACGGTATTGACATCTTTGTTTCTTCTAACTGCCCAATCATCGAAACTGCCGCTGACAATGCCGCAGGTGGTGACGTTAAACAAGCTATGTTGTTCCACAAAGACGCTATGGTTCTTGCGGAGCAAATGGGTGTTCGTTCACAGACTCAGTACAAGCAGGACTTCCTTGCTACTCTATACACTGCTGACACTTTGTATGGTACTGCTGTTCTACGTCCAGATGCCGCATTCAACATCGCTGTAAACGCGTAGTAGTACTTAAGGGGATTCCTTCGGGAGTCCCCTTTTCCTTTTCTTTTCTTTTTTTTTTAATCACATAGGATTGTTTTATGGCTATATTCAGAGGTGTAGGTGGCTCAGGAAGTTCATCGGACAATTCCTTTCTACAGGAAGTGACTGCTCAGGCTACTATCGCTACTAATAAAGCAAGTGAAGCCAGTGCGTCAGCTACGTCCGCTGAAGCCTCAGCTACTTCTGCGGCTAACTCTTTAGCAACAATCCAGAATACAGAAGTTACGTCAGCTAGTTTTAATACTGGTGACGGTGTACTTACATTGACTAAGTTAGGCGGTGCAACAGTTACCGCAGACCTCGATGGTAGATTCCTTACGTCATACACAGAAACAAACGATTTATCCTCAGCCGTTACATGGGTAAACGTACCTAATGCTTATATTACAGAAGGTAGCGTTACGCAACACCAATCAGCTATAAACGCAAATGTAAGTATTACAGAGTCACAAATAAGCGACCTACAATCTTATCTTACATCAGAAACTAGTCATGCTGATGTATTGGTAGACGGAGACTTCACTAGCAACGGCTTTATGAAGCGTACTGGTGTAGGTACTTACGCTATTGATAGCAATACTTACTTAACGTCAGAAGCTAATAACCTGACTACAGCCGTAACGTGGGCTAATGTGCCAGATGCTAATATAACTCAATCTAGTGTTACACAGCATCAAGCCGCATTGAGTATCACTGAATCACAGATAAGTGATTTGCAAACATACTTGACAGCAGAGACTAACGATTTATCAACAACTGTCACATGGGCTAATGTTCCTGATGCAAACATTACAGAAAGTAGTGTCACACAACATCAAGCGGCATTAAGTATTACTGAAAGTCAGATTAGTGATTTAGGTACATACCTTACAGCTTCTGACATTACAGGCAAAGCAAACTTATCAGGTGCTACCTTTACTGGCGGTGTAAGCATTGGAACTCTTCCAAGTAACCCAGAAAATCTTTCTGTAACAGGAGCAACTAACTTATATGGCGGTGCAAGTGTATCAGGCAATATCACAGTAACAGGCACAGTAGACGGAAGAGACGTAGCAACAGATGGTGCTAGATTAGATACTATTCCTTATCACAGGGTAAGAGATGACAGGCTAAGTTCTTTTAATCAGCAACTTGCCTTAACAACAACAAATCAAAACTTAGGGCAATATCAAACCTTATATCACCCAAGCACCCCTGTAGAAACTATGCGTTTTGTTGATGTAGAGTGGACTACACTTTGGAGTTATGTAAGCAGTACCAATAATGACATTAGGCTTTCTTTATATCTTACTGTTCCAAGCACTGTCTCAGCAGTTAGTATAGGTACTGTTACTGCCTTTACATCTTCAACTACTTACAGTGTAAGACAAAGTAATGAGCAGTGGTATTACATTTCAGGAGACTACACGCACCTATTTACAGAGTTCTGTAGAATATCTCAATCTAGTTCAGGCAGTATTAAACAGCAAGTTTTAGCAGTACAGTACCGACCTGATTTAGATAGAACATACTTCTGCGCTACAAACACTACAGTACCTATAGCGACTGGCGATACTGTTTATTTCCACCCTTATGCGTGGCAAGGAAGTGGCTCATCGCTTCTTGTTTATAAAGACATTGCAGAAAGATATAGGTCAGGTTTTGAACGACATAATGTTGCTTTTAAACTGCCCTACACCGATGATACCTTAACTTACAAGTTAAATATTAAAGAACTGGCTTCAACTGATTCGGCTGTCGTTAAAGATGCACAAATAAGAATAACAAGCACAGGAATATGATTATGATTGTTGGATATAGCAAACTAAACAGCGAAGGCAGAGTGGTAGATGTTATACATCAAGAATGTTCTACAGAAGAAGAATCTCTTGAGGTAGCAGAAGCCCTTGTTACAGCATCTATTGACGATGAAACTGTTGGTGAAGTTTATCGCGGTACAAGATATGGCGATGATGTAGTTTATAACATAGTACACGAAATACCACGATAATTCTTAGGAGAACAACATGGTAACGGAAGAAACAAAACAAGCTGTAGACGTAATGGCGGCATCAACTGGTATAATGTCGTTGGCGGCTTGGTTGCCTCCCGTTGCTAGTTTATTTACGATTATCTGGTTAGGTATTCGTATATATGAATCAGAGACAGTACAGAAGATTGTACATAAGAAGTGAGACAGTTATTTTGCTTACTAATGATGTTGTCTTGGGTAACACTAGCGGACAACGCTCAGGAAGGTAGTTTGAATACATACCACGGTTCTAACTCAACTACCAATAGTAACAATACAACTACAGATACGTCAACTAGTAATACGTACAATGGAGCAGGAAGCAGTAGCGAGATACCAGTAGGTTCTGCAATCACTCCTAGTTACATGAGTAATGGTATGGACACTTGCCTTAAGGGTACAGGTGGTTCGTTACAGACAGTAGGCGTAGGGTTCAGCAGTGGTACTTATGATGTTGACCCTGAGTGTAACAGACGTAGAGACGCTAAGGTCTTGTCTGATTTAGGAATGAAGGTAAGTGCAGTGGCTCGTATGTGTCAAAGCACTGACGTATGGAAGGCAATGTTTATCTCAGGTACGCCTTGTCCTATACTGTCAAACGGTAAGTTGGTTGTAGGTAAACGTGCTATGTTAGTTATGAAACGTCAGCCAGAGACGTACATACCAGACTACAACAAGAAAACAAAAGATTGGTACAATACTGTATTAAACATAGGAGGAGAGGAGACAGATGAAGAAGATACTATTATCTCTGTTAGTGCTAAGTTCCGCAGTTCACTCAAGTGAATACGATGCGCTCTTAGAATCTAGCACCGCTATAGTTGACCAAATCAATACTGGTATCCTCCTAGTGGGTGCGGCTAGTGAATATGCGTATCAAGGCGATGCACTATCCTCTGGTAACGTGTCCACCACAGCACACATACAGGAAACACAGGTACAAGCGTACAATACTGCCTTGACTAACTTTGCTGAGAACTATCAGCCCTATGGCGACCTTAAGGCTGTACTAGAAAACAAAGCTATGGAAGAACTAGAACTGATGGATAATGCTATCGGTACGTTTACTGAAGCTGTCGTAGAGATGATTGAAGTACAGCAAGTAGCTGAACGTGTAGAGGAAGCACAAGGCAACCCACAGCAGGAAGAAGAAGTACAGACGTTTGTAGCTGAGACTACAGAAGTGTTACAGATTGAACAAGAAACTGTTGACACGTACAACCAATCAGTAGATGACATTGAGACTCACGCTAACAACGCTAGTGCTTATCTAGCCGTAGCTAACTCAGAAGAAGCTGTGTCATTCCTAGAGCAAGGTATTGAAAATGCTAACACTACAGCGGAACAGACTACAATCTTCTATGACGCTAACGCACAGTGGGTAACGATGGGCTACAACACTACACGTAACCTAACGGCTGTATACCTTAACGGTAATGATAATATGGGCTTAGACTTATACGTAACTGAAACTGACATCTTAGCCGCAGGTAGCGAGTCGGAGTTCTTCCAAACAGGACCAACTCATTTAGGTTACTCGTGCTTTATGTACGGAACGGAGTGTGTTGAACTATGAGTTTAGAAAGTACAGAACTCAAGATAGGTGACACATCGTTCAAGGGCGTGTGGATTGCTATCGTACTTGGTATTGGTAGTACTATAGGTGGTGGCGTATGGACAGCCTCTAGTTTGTACTCAAGACTGGAAGCAGTAGAGGCACAGCAGATACCCGATATAAGCCCCATACGTGAGAATCTAGCGACTTTAGGCACAAGGCTAGAGACACTACTAAGTCAGCAAGAGAAGCTCTTAGAATTGAATACAGACGTTTCTACGCTATCTAACGAAATAGAGGCTATGAAAGCTACGGTAACAAAAGCAGAAATTATTATTAATGACATTGGTGATACGGAAGTAAAGTTCAAGGCATTAACTAAAGAGGTAGAGGATTTGTGGCAGGGTATGGACTATCTGTCGAATCCCCTTAAGTGAGGCATTTATGTTACAGCAATTAATTGGACCAGTTACAGGTTTACTTGACAAATTTATAGAGGATAAAGACAAGAAGAATGCTATCGCGTTTGAACTTTCGACAATGGCTGAAAAACACGCGCAGGAACTTGC